TGCCAAGTCCTGCGGTAAACGAGCCAAGTGCAGCTTGTAATAACCCAATGGAACCAGTAATGGTCTCGGTTGACTCTCTTGCAAAGTTGCCGGCATACTGTTCGGTTTTCTCTAAAAACATCTGCATGGCAAGCTCGGCCTTTTCGGCATTTGTTGCACTATTCCATGCAAAGTCCAGTCCTTTTGAAAGAGCATAAGCTTCAATGGTAGTGGCGTTCATGGCAACACCCAGATTATCCATCATGGTAAAGTTGCCTTTTGCAGCACCTGTGACCGCTTCCATGGCAGCAGACATATCTATACCCATAACGGATGCCATATCTGCTGCGCGTTGCATGGCTTTTTCTGTCAGCTCAAGGCTTTTTTGCTGTTCAATGCCAGAGCCTTGGAACAGTGCTCCCATTTTGTTGGCGGTGGCAAGGTACTCGGATTGGGACAATCCCAGATTCTTGTAGGCTTCTTCTCCCGTTTTTTGTATGCGTGCAGCATATTCTCCAAACACGGCTTCTGAACCGCCCAGGTTCTGTTCCAATTCCCCAAACTGGGTAACTACCTCTTTACCGATTTTTTTAGCGGCCACTGCAACAGCGCCAATCGCCACACCGATGCCTTTAAGCACGCCGCCGAATTTCTCGAACCTACCACCAGCATCTTCTGCACTTTTACCGGTATCGTCTAATTCATCACCGAGATTATCTGCTTCGATGGTGGACTGTTTAAGTTCTCGCTCCATCTCATTGAGCTTTGCTTGTGCCTTGTTTAACTGGATTTGCCAGTTTTGGGTACGGCGGTCATTTTCACCGAATGAGGAGGAGGCATTGTCAAGAGCAGCCTTAAGGACCGAAATCTTTTCTTTCTGTGCGTCGATTTCTTTATTCAAAACCGCATTACGAGCAGTGACTGCCTGTATGGATTTATCGTTCTTATCGAATTGACTGGTCACAAGCGTCATTTCACTGCCCAGCACTTTGAAGGTTTGGTTTATGTCACGAAGTGCGCTCTTAAATTCCTTTTCGCCCTCGACGCCTATTCTTAACCCAAAATTGTCTGCCACTTAAAACACCTCCTCCTTCAAAAAATTAGATGCCATCAGGGATAACATCTTCGATAAACAGTTCGCGCTTTGGCTTGACCATTCCAAGGAACTGGCGATGGCATTCCCACAAGTCCAGTAATTGTCCAATTGGGGTAAGCCACGTTTCTTCTTCGGAGCGATTCAAATGAACCGTACCGTAATATAAAAGTCGGGTAAACAACTCATCATCGCTTACCCGACCTCTGTGTTTTTTGGTTCGCCATCCTCGCTTTCGATATTACGAGCCGTTCCTTTGAACATCGCCTCGGTAATTGCCGACTTATACTCCGCCAGCTCAAGTGGCGAAGTGAGCAATTCTACTTCCTCCTCGGTCAGTAACTCTTTCGGTTTTTCCTTGTTCCGTAGGTTGTGAATGAGTATTGACTGGTTAGCAAGGAGCGTAATCAGCCAAATAATCTCATCCAGGGCCATTTCGAAGTTTTCTGACTTCATTAGTTTGTCACCCAAGTTTTCCAGTCCGCCGTAGCGTTTGGCGATTTCTTTTGTAGCGCGGGTGGTCAGAATCAATTCATACTCTTTGCCGCCGATGTTGATGGCGGCGCTTCTCTCGTCTGCCATTGCTTTAGTCCTCCTTCGTTACGGTGATGGTGTAGGTTTTGGTTGCGGTGCCGTTCGTGACGGTGACCTCGACCACATTTTCGCCCTCTCCCCAGGTGATGGCAGAACCGCCCTGTACGGGTTCACCGTTCGCTTTGATAGTGACAGACGCATTCTCGTCTGCCGCCGTTGCCGTGATGGTGTTGGTGGCGTTGGAGGTGGTTGCCGTATAGGAAGTGACCGCTGCCGAGAAAGTCGGATTAAGGGTCAAAGAACCGAGCGAAAGCGCCGAGAGGTTGGTGTTTGGCACATTGAAAGAAGGTTCATATACCGCTGTATACCAACCGTTGATCACACCTTGTGGCACATCCGTATCATCTTCGTTAACTTCCGCTTTCCATGGATGACGACCATTACCGTCCGGTTTATTGCGTCTGAAAACAGTACCTTCAATGCTTGGCGTGGAAAAGGTGATACTATCACCCTTGGTGGCAAGATTGGTGGATGGAATGCTGAACTTCACGCGGTAAATCCAGAAGTAGCGATACTTACCATTCGCTTTTTTTGCCCTGAATCCAATAGCGACAGGCTCGCCACCATCCCCTGAAGCAGAGATAAGAACACCGTTTTCATCTATGGTCGCTCCTGTCAGCTTTGCTGCGACGGTTTTCCCGATGTCATCCACACCAAGGGTAAGCGTACCGCTTTTGAATTCCTTGACGGTGTCAGCGGCACCATCGTCCGCCCAGAGTGTCCCTTCCGCAAGTTCGATTGATAGTTCGGCTGAGATTGCCTTTGCCAGCATTACCGGAGTGCCATAGGTTTCGTAACCCGTATCAGTATCTTCGGTGATTGTTGCGTAATAAAGTTTATCAAGCCCAATTGTAGCCATATTAAATTTCCTCCGTTTCGTATTCTTTCGCCACATCGATGGCGTAGTGGTGATAGCCGGTATCATACTCGTATCCGATATACCGGCGGTCGGTAATAACGAAATCAGCCTGCAGGAGCATCCTCACAAGCTGATTCTTTCTTTGTATATAGTTGTTTTTACTGAACAGCGAGATTCTGACTTCGTTTATGTCCGCCAGCGGCTTATTATCACCGTAAACGGCAAAGGTGTCAGTAAGCGGGGTCAGTACCAGGTATTCATCAGGGGGTGCTCCGCTGAAGACGCCTGTTTCGACAGGGATGTTTGCGGTTTCAAGCAGTGTGTTCAGTTCAGATAATATACTCATAGCTTCTCAATCTCACTTTCCAGTTTTTTGCTCATAGCTTCGATGCAAGCACCTCTTGAGCTGCGTTTGGCAGGTTTCAGAAAAGGCTTCGGAGGCTGGCCGTGCTTTCCGTATTCGATGATGTTGGCTATCTTTGCATTGCTGCCGCCGTCAGAGCGCGGCTCTGCAAAACCTATATGCACGTTGAAATTACCATCTCTGTCTAGCTTCGCCGGAGATATGCCAAGCGCTGATTCAAGTTCTCCGGTGGAACGGCTCTTAAACTTTGTGTTTTTACCGACCACAGAGGAAAGGTTGCGTTTTACCTTGTCGTATACGACTTCGGCACCGGCTTCAAGAACCTTCGGTATAATCTCATCTGTCTTATCAGCCAACCTTGATACTTTGAGCAAGAATTCCTCCGGCATTTTGAAGTCGACCCTAGCCATCAGCGCTCACCGCCAATACTTCAAGATACATCCCTCGGCCCTTTACATTTTCAACCGAGTATATGTTGTATCGCTTGCCCTCGCAGACGATAACGTGGCGGTTGTGAAGAGCAAGTCCGGGAATCGTGCGGAAACGGAACAAGGCATTCACTTCATCTAACTGTGCCATGTTACGCCACTTACGCCACTTTCCCGTAGAGTTTTTCGGCTCAAAATACGCCCTGACTGTCGCAATAACAGTATCGCCGTGGCTAACAAAACCGTCAGCATCCTTCGTGGGCTCGGTTGAGACAATATCGATAAATGTGTTCATTTGTCCAAAACTCATACAATCCACTCCTTGTTGAGTCGCAGCAAGCGGTCTACTGTGTCCCAGACCTGTTTTGCTGCCTCCACGTTATCGCCAAAAAAGCCGCCTGTGCTGCCGTCCCTGCTTTCGTAGAAGTGCGAAACCAGCATAACCACCGCCTGCTCGGTGGTCGGCGGCATCGCTTCGGTGGTGTAAAACCCGTCTGGTAGGTTCTGTATCCGCTCGGCGTATGAGATTGCGGCGGTTATAAAACCTTCTAAAAGCAGGTCGTCCTCGCTGTGTTCCAATATTAAGTTCTTTTTAACCTTCTCTAAAAGTGTCATATAACCGCCTCCTTAATTATTCGCCCTGTTCGGGTTCTGTCAACGATACGGTAAATTCCTGTACCGCATAGCCGGGTGCCGATAATGTGAATGTTTTGGGGGTAGTTGCAATCTCATTGCAT